GTCATCCAGTCCAACCCAGAGCATGGACTTCCCGTTATAGCAGTCTGTATAGACATCTTCGGGAATCCATCCCTCCGGGGTCTTCTGAAGAACCTTCAAAAGCCCTGGCCTGACGAATCCCCACCATTGTCTCAGATCATTGGGGGAAATCAAGCGGACATTCATCCCACCACCACATAAGCAAATGTCTTGTCTGCCGTGGAATTGGCAAAGTGCGTAATAACCGCACTTCCCTGGGCCTGGGAGCTTACATACACATTGGCGATTGAGGCCATCGAGACATAAGTCATCGTCACAATGGCCGATGGAGTCGCTGGCCTTGTAGGGCTTGTTTGGGCAGGTATCTGCTCAAGCGTGACAGCCGTTGATGTGGTCGCCCACATGATCTGGATGTAGTCATTCGCCGCCAACTCAATGAAGTAATTAAGCGAGGCAATAAGGTGACCGTTTGTCCCGCCGTGGGAGTTTGGAATGGAAAATCTACTGTTTGACCCAGCAACATCCGTCCCGTTCTTGCGGAACCAAATGTCAATGTCTTGAATCTGGGTGTCCGTGTTGGCAAACTGGAACGAGAACTGAATATTGTAAATACCAGGACTAGTGACATTCAGGCGCGAGCTGTTTGATACAGTGACCCCGTTGGAATAGTCCGTTGTGTTGTAAGTGACCGCATAAGCTGCGGTCGTTGAGGCCGCAGTCTGGTCCGTGGAGTCTTGAAACGCCCCATAAGGGATCTTGTCATTAAAGGCGTTTGCCGAGAATGGGATCAGAATGATCTTGGACTCAGGACTGATCCTAGCGTCATAGATCGTGGTCGTTGACGCACCACCCGTGGCGAGCGTTACCGTCCCGGTGTTATTCGATTTCCCATTCATCAGCCCATTGACGATCTCAGCAGTGGCCCGAGGATCGCCTCCGAATGGGGGAAGAACGCGAAACATCAGCGCCGCCCCGCCTGAATGGTGTCCACATCAACAGCAACCATCGTTGTCCAGTCTCCGCTAGGGACAACCCTCAGACGGTGATATTTGCCGAAACTTCTCAGGCTCACTCGATTGTCAGAGTCCGCAGAAGATGAAGATCCGAAAGCAATAGCATCGTCCAAACGGTCTCTAGAGGCCACAGAAACGGACGCAGAGCCGTTATCAACTTGAGGACGGGCCAATCTGACAACCGAGTTTTGACCGGCCACGAAGTCTCCAGTCTCCACATTCGCTGCGGTTGATTCGCCGGTAAACGAGACGATCTTTGCGCCTTGAAGACCAGCAAACACAAACTTGCCACCAAGCCAGATCCGAGAATCTAGAGAGGTATCCAAAGCATCCAGGCTGGCCGAGTACAGATCCAATCCCTCTAGCGTCACCTCAAAGGTCGCCATCGAGGAAATAAAATTGGCCGCGGTGTCGGCGTATGTCCATCGCTGAACCTGCCAGTTATACATAAGAATCGACTGACCAGCCCGCGTGTTGGGGTAGCTCCAGGCCACAACCTTTCTCACGGGGTCAATGGCCGAACTCATCTTGGAGACATTAGCAGGATCAAGGTCGTCAAAGAACCAGCGATCAACCTTTTCTGCGCCGATTGGCTTTACAGACTGTCCATCACAGACATAGAACCCGTCATCGCTCAGGAAGAAAGTAAGTGGGCCGTACTGGGCAACAGATCCAGCTTCATAGCACCCAAGAGAGCGAGAGATGGTGTCAAACTGGAAGAAGAACGGTGCCCCAATGTAGGACATCCGCACAATGGCCTCATCGAGCAGAACAAGGCCAAACTCGCCGCCGGTGATTCCTACGATGTTTCCACCGTCAGGAATGTCTTGGTAATCAGATTGAGATGCCCCACCCGAAGTCCAGTCAGTTTCATCGTTGATGTCTGACCATTGAACTCGGTTCGGATAGCTGGAGATGTTCGCCGCAACAACGAAATCCCGCACGACTGAAACATAAGATGCAATCGGAGCAGCGGCAGCTAGATCAGCAAAAGCGGTTGAGGTTCCGAGCGTCCATCCCTGCAGCTTCTCCGCTCCATTCGCGGCGATGACAACCTTGCCGAACTGGGTGAACTTCCACGGCTGAGTTCCCGTGTACCCACCAGCTTTGGAAACATTGTCCATTGACAGGTCGGTGTTATCAAACTTGAACAGCTTCGTGTTCCCACCGGCAAAGATGTTGCGGGTAGATCCAAACTCACCAGTGAAGAACGATGTCAGATTCTCAGAGGCTGATGCGGAGTAATCCACAAGCCCAGGAAACGGCCCATATCCAACGGTCTGGGCAATGACATTCTTGGCGTCTTGGAGTGCCCCAACCACGCCAGGCTGATCTGGCAACCATTCCCCAAAGGTGATGCGCTGTTCCATGCTTACCTCGTGGCAAGTGTCATCGCAAGAGGAGCTGCAGAGTATTCGTCTCCCTCATCCGATGTGGTGATTGAATCAATCGCTCGTTGATACAGCGCAGCCCAAGTAGCAAGCCGCTCATCGTTCATCAGATACGGCTCTGCCTCTCCTAATGATGCGTAGATCAAAGCATCGGGGTAGTTCACCAAGAACACATTGGATGTGTTTGAGTCGCTGAGATACGGAGGCGCCCCGTAGTAAAGCAGCGGAGCGGAGTAGTTCGTATCAGGGATCGGTGCAAACTTGAACTCTGTATCAAGAGTCGTGTATTGCTTTGGAATCCCGGTATCTGTGATCCGAGCATTCCTGACGAAGTTGCTTGGATTGAGGTACTGCAGCGGAGTCGCAGGAGTGGTTGCTAGATACAGATCCCGCAGACCCAAAAAGTCTGAAGGAATCGCAACCGTTGAGTCATTTGCGATGACGGAAAGCGTCGACAGCTTCAGCATCTTGCGAGTACGAAGATCGCGGCGAAGGCGATTCTCTGCAAGCGTGATGAAGTCGGGAATCTGAGAGGTCAGATCAGACCGAGCGAGATAGTTCGCAATCGTGGTCTTGAGATCTGAGTATGTTGCGAGAGCCATTAAATCCTCCCAGGACGGGTGCGAAACGCTCTGTTGTCAGGATGGTTCAGCCAGGCCTTGAAACGAGGTTGATCCAGCACATGGAAGCCTCGCATGATGCCCTGCTTGTTCAGCTCATCAACAACCGCAAGCGGAATAGACGCTATCTTATTCCCAAGCAGATCATCTGACCATCGGGCACGCTCATCGTAAGCATTGAATTGCTTTCGATTGGACTCGATGATGCCGGTTACATCTTGAGTGCTTTCGATAACCAGCCCACCATCATCGGTCTTATGGGCCTTGCGATCTACAACTTTGGCGGTCTTTGAGAATTCGTTGATGTTCATGTGAAAAAGGGGGCTGAGTTGCCCCGGCCCCCTTAGTTGCTTGCTACCGAAGATCAGCTCAAGTCAGCGATGATGCCGTGGGCAGCCTCATTGCGAACCTCAAGGGTGTATTCAACCTTGAGCTGGGTGCGCTCGGCATCGCCCACGATTGCCAGATCTTGCGTCTGGAAGGGACGCAGATAAGCAACGGCTGCGTACTCGGGATCGAGCACGAAGGCCACTTCGTTTGCCGAGTTGCCCGAAACCATGAAGCGGTTGGGCACCACGCTCACGGAGCCGAAGTCCGACAGATAGATGTCGGCAGCACCGATGATGGTCGTGGGGGCATCCGAAGGAGCCATATAGCGCTGAGCAGCGATACCGGCGAAGGCCGAAACGGTCTGCTTGTGAGCAGGCGTGACCATTAGGATCTTCGGGGAACCACCGGCCTCGAACACCTCACGAATCACGGTCTTCAGGATGTCTTCCGTGAAGGTACGGTTCGTGCCGTTGGTACGAGCGGTCGTGCCAGAAGCACCAGCAGAGCCACCCGAGCCGAAGTCGCCGTTCGTTGCCAACCAGGTCTGCAAGCCACCCAACACACGAGCGGTAGAACCGGCAGAGCCGTTGCTCTGGACGGTGTTGCTCAGGAAGGTGAACTCCATGTCGCGCTTGATTTCGGACGAAGCCTTAGCAAGCTGATAAGCCTTTTCAGACTTACGGCCAGCCTTGTCAACAGCCTCCAGGGTGCCAGTAACACCAACGGTCTTCTGGCTGATCTGGGTGCGGTTGCCAACACGGGTCGTGGGCGACAGCGTAGCGGTCGATGCGTCAGCACCTTCCACGGCGGCGTTCGCGGCAGCAGCGGCCAGCGAGTCGGTCTGCCACTCGTGATAAACAGCGGTGGCCTTGGTCTTGCCAACCGTGCTCATGAACGGGGTGTCAGTCGGGCTGATGTTGTAGATCACATCAGACAGGTCTTCACGCATACCGATGGCAGCGTAGGTACGGAATTGGGTCATTTTTAACTCCTAGAGCATTCGTTCAAACAGGGCCGCAGCACCAGAGACTTTTCCAGACTTCCTCAACTGCGAGTGAGCTTTCTTGGTGCTT